TGACCCGTCTGCCTGGAAAATGGTCGAACCTCCGAATATGCCAGCGTACATACAGAACCGCCGTGACATGGGTTTTCGTGAGGCTGAGATTATATCAGGTAGGTCAGATATTGTGGAAGGGCGTAAGCCTGGATCGCTCCGAGCCGCCGCCGCCATCCTTGCATTACAAGAGGCGGGGAACAGACGAGCAAACCACAAACGAATGATGCTACAGGCAGGGATGCAGGAAGTCATGGAACTCATGCTCGACTACGTGAAAGAATATTTCACAGAGGAAAGAGCGTTCCGTATACTTAATTCTAAAGATAACGACTACATTTGGTTTAGAGGTTCAGACCTTAATTCAATACCGAAACTTATACCTAAATCTATATTCAATCCGGAGACGGGCATGGAGGGACATACTCTCGTACCTCTTATGGACGAGTCAGGCCAACAGCAGATTACTAAAGATGCTGACTTCGACCTAGAGTTCAGTATCGGTGCAGGATTACCGACAAGTGTATCCTTCCTCTACCAAGCAACTAACGAGTTGCACCAGAATGGTATTGTTACCACAGAGGAGGCAAGGCTGTTCCTCAAGAATCAGATGAATTGGCCGATTATCGACCCGCTTAACCCACAGGGTACATTCGCAGGTCGTAACGTACCGCCGGAAGTAACGGCACAGATGAATGGTCAAATACCTCCGGGTATGGAGGGACAAGCGTTTCCACAGGACGGTCAACCTCAGGGCGGGGATATACCGCCTGAGATACTACAAGCATTAATGGGTGCTATGGGAGGTGGTCAGTAATGGCATTGACATTTGAGCAAAAAGTTAAACGTGTTGCTGATTATCTTGCACAGATAGCACCCAAGCCTAAAATTGGTATGCGAGAGATTGAACAAAAATATTTAAGACACGCGTTTCAAGATAATCTAACACGTAGCAGGGATTTACAGGGTCACATTATGCGTAATCCTACTTGCGTAAGATGCGAGCGAGTAGCGTTACGTGACCGCAGACCAGGAGACCCACAGGATAAACTTTATGTTACCTGCCCTCATTGTGGGTATCATGGCATGGGTGGGCCACCTGTAAATGTTCATGTATTGGAGGTATAGAGTATGGCAGATACAACTGTGATATGGGGTGGAAACCCCGTAAAACTTGTAGATAATGGTGACGGTACATTTTCTTTAGCGTCTAAACTTGCCACAGAGAGTACGCCTGATGCAGCAGTACCAACTAAAGCATCATTCGTAGCAGGAAAGTATGTGGTAGCCGACCCTGCTTATACAGACGGTGACTTAGCACCGATAAGAACTAACGCTAAGGGAGAAGTGCTTACTCAACTAACTGGTAGTATACCTGGGGGAGCAGTATACCCATACGGTGCAACAAAATGGACAGCAATTGCAACAAGTAGTGCAAACGCTATTGCAACAGCAACGCAAACAGCAGTATCAGGTAAAAAACATTACTGTATGGGGTATCTTGTTTGTTTGAGAGCAGCAGCAGCAGGAAACGATTTTTTATCGCAAATTAAGGATGGAACAACTGTAAAATTTACAGATGTTGTCGGTAATGCAAGTCCTACGGGTACACGCATAGGCGTTTCATCAAGCACTCCAATCGTGGAGGGTACTGCAAATACAGACATGGTTCTAACTATTGGTGCTGCTGGTGCATCTGCAATTACGGAGTTGACCATGTGGGGTTATACGGTATGAGACAGTTAGGTATTTTGGAAAATCGTAGAATTTTGCGTGTATTAGATAGTTTTAATCGTGCAGATTCCATTACTACACTTGGCAGAAGTGATACTGGTCAATTATGGGAAGCGGTAAGAGGGGTATGGGGTGTTAGTAATAACAAGGCGTATTTAGTCTCGTCTGGTGGAGCAACAAATATAGAAACTATAGATACTAAACATGCAAATATTACGATTTCCTCAGATTTAGTATTTCAAACATATGCGGGTATTGCTTTTAGACTTACCGATGTAAGTAATTACATGCTTGCTAGGTTATCATCGACAGGGTTATCGTTGTATTCAGTTGTAATTAATACTCCTACAGAAATTGGTAATTATACCTTTACTCCTGTGCCTGGTAATACGTACAAAATTAAAATCTCAGCTATTGACTCCAATATTATAGTTTACTTAGACGACATTGAGAGAATAAGTATAACATCAAATTTTAATATTACTGCAACTAAGCACGGTTTTAGGCAATTAACCAACATAGACGATAGATATGACAATTTCAAAGTGGAGGTGGCGTAATGGGAGAAATAATCACCGTAGCAAAAATTGGTACAGGTACTCAAGATGACCCCTATTGCCCCGACACGGAAGAGAAATGGTGGGAAGTTGTAGAAGAAACTGAAACAACTATGACCTTAAGGATTAGGCCATGACCAACTAACGAAAATGCGTTAGTTTCAAAACATAAACCCGTCGCCGGGGTATTGTCGGGCGAGTCGTCCAAGTGACGTTAAGGAGGATACTATGTTTAGAGTAAATAAAAGACCTTGGGAGAAGTTTTTCAACAAGTCTATGAAGTTTGTGGATGACGATGGTGCAGGTGCAGGTGGCGAGGGTGCTGATTTCTCCGGAACTGATGAGCAGGGCGGGGATACTACGGGCGTGATTGATGATACTGCTGTCGCCGGGCAGGACAAGCAACCGGACGCTAACGCTGCGATACGTGCCGAGAAAGCTAAACTCAAGGCAAAGCACGATGCGGAGATCTCTCAGTACAAGGCTCTCACTGATAGAATGATGAGGGCTACAGGCATGAACGAAAAGCAGTTAGCGGAAAAACTCGAAGCATTTGAACAGCAGCAGCAAATGAAACAATCAGGTTTAGACCCTACCACATATCAACATTTATCCGGTATGGCTGGTACTGTTCGTCAGGTGTACGAGCAGAATTTAGCCTTACAGCAAAAGATTGAAGAATCAGAACTCAAGGCCGATCCTATCTATTCTGACTACGACGAGGTAGCCGAGTCCGTGAAAGCCCATGCCGCAAAGACAGGGATGACACTCCGGCAGGCTTACTGGTCGGTAAACGGCGAGAATCGTTCTAAGCAGTTAGCGAGGGAGGCAGAACAGCGTACAATCGCACAGCGTGAGTCTAATGCAGGCGCAGGTGTGGTATCATCCAAAGGCTCACCACAAGGTCAAGCCAATAAGTTCGAGAGCCAGGATGAGGCTTTTGTGGCAAACGCTTTTGGGATTGAGGCTGACGAGCATAACGCTTTGAAGAATTCCAAGAACATTGACGATTGGCTTAACTTTTTGAAAAAGAAGAAATAAGAGGTGATTTATAAATGGCTTTTCAATACTCCCACAGAACGGGCGGGGATTCTGTAATTCCCGTAAAGGAGTTTCCTTCTGCCGCAAGTCTTACTTACACCAAAGGGTACACTGTGGCATTAGCGTCTGGTTTGATTACTAACGGCGGTGCGGCTGATACTGCCGTTGTCGGTGTGGTACAGGATACTATCTCCGTGGCAACTTCCGCAGGCGATCCTGTAAAAGTTATCCTTGCTTTACCCGACGTAGTTTTCAAAGTTAACTACGTAACAGGTTCTAAAACATCACTCGCTGATGCTGACATTGGCACAGCCTTTGACTTGAAATCCACAGCACTAAACAAGATTGACTTGGATGACACTACAGACGGTGCTTGGGTTGTTGTGGGTTACGACAACACAGCAGGTGTGGCGTACGTTAAGTGTTTAGCGGCTAAGAAAGCACTTGTAGTTAACTAATTAAAAAGTAAAGAGGTGAAATATAAATGGCTGTATCTAGTTCAAATTTTGGTGTACTTCTTGAGCCTGGACTTCGTAAAGTTTTCTACGAGTCTTATACCGAATTACCGGAGCAGTTCCCACAGGTATTTAAAGTAATGACCTCCAAGAAAGCCAAAGAGACTGACCAACACGTTGCAGGTTTGGGCGAATGGGAAGAAAAAGAATCCATGGGGTCAATCTCCTACGAGAGCATTAACCTCGGCGACGACGTTGTATATACCCACACAGAGTATGCGAAAGGTTGTCAAGTCGAGCGTAAACTTGTGGACGATGAAATGTACGATGTAATTCGTAAGTTACCTAAATCTTTGGGTAAAGGAGGTAGGGTTAAGGTAGAGAAAAATGCCGCAGCGGTGTTGAATGGTGGTTTCACTAACACGGGCTATGACGGTGTGGCGTTATTCTCCGATTCTCACCCGTTGAGAGGTAATGCAGGCGGTACTTGTGATAACTTAGCGTCTGGCGCATTGAACGAAGTTAACCTACAAGCGGCTTTATTGCTTGCTCGTAGACAGGTAGATGACGCAGGTTTGAAAATTCAGTGTATGCCTAAGAAGTTAATCATTCCGGCAGACCTTGAGTTCAAGTGTACTGTATTGTTACAATCCACACAGCAAGTGGATTCCGCTAACAACAACATTAACTCTGTTAAGGGTAAACTCAGGATGATTATCATGGACTACCTGACTTCTGCAACTGCTTGGTTCTTGCAGGATGATTCCTTCGATAACCTGCTTTACTGGTGGAGAATTAGACCGGAATTTAATCGTGAGACTAACTTCGATACCCATATCCAAAAGTACAGTGGTTACATGAGATGCACCCAAGGGTATTCGGACTGGAGGGGCATGGTTGCAAGCCTCGGAACCTAGTATAACATAAGTTACACTTGACAGTAACCGCACTCCTAGGTTATTATATATCTAGGAGGTGTGTTAAATGTCAGTTTGTATTATTTGCGGTGAGGCTATTGATAAACACTCGGGCAGGTTTAAATACTGCTCTAAGAAATGTGCTGATAAAGCAGAATTGATTAGGCAGAAAGACTGTAGACATAATACTGATTGGTCTAATTTTTTGTACCCAAAGGTGTGTCCCATGTGTAGCAAGGAGTTTGTACCTGATAAGTATTCCTATAGTCATCAACTATACTGCTCTACAGAGTGTTCTAGGTTAGCGGTGTATAAACGTGCCGTGGAGAGTGGTAGAAAAAGCATTAATGCTAAAAAACACAGGGAAAAGCATAAGGAAAAGATTAATGCGAGAGATTTAGAGTATCATAATCAAGAACGTTTTGGCGGTAACAAATACAAAGTTCTTGAACGTGATAACCACACCTGTCAGCATTGTGGTAATACTAAGAGGTTAGTGGTACACCACATTGACAAGTCAGGTCAGGATGAAAAACCTAACAATGATATGTCCAATCTAATAACTCTTTGCCGTTCTTGCCATGCACGTATCCATCAAAAAGTGCCTTGGAATAAGAAAGAAATATCCAAAGAGGATATTATTAAAGCCTTAGAAGGTAGAGAAGTTAAAGAGGCGGCTGAGTTGTTAGGAATAACACGCAAAACGCTGTTAATCAAACGCAGAGAGTATGGCTTAGAATTAAGACCTCAAAATTACGGTAAGGTGGTAAGAGGTACTTAGGTTTAATTACGAAAGTTTAAAGGTAGGTGATAAATTTGCCTGATACTGATTTTACTCCTAGTGCTTTAAATGCTGGGGGGTTGAAAGTTAATGGTGTGGAAGTCACAGCGACACCGGCTGAGTTAAATTTGCTTGATGGTTCAGTTGCAGGAACAGCCGTAGCAAGTAAGGCCTTAGCACTGGGGGCTAATAAAAATGTGGACGTTCTTGCCGTGGCTGACTTAAAACTAGGTGCAGGGGCAGGTACTTCTGTTACCTCTACTGCCGCCGAGTTGAACATATTAGACGGTGCCTTAGTAACCGCAGCAGAGTTAAATCTGCTTGATAACGCGGATTGTGTGGTAAAGGTGGCTAAGATAGCACTAGCAGCGGTAGATACGGCGGGTGGCGTATTCTCTTGGCAGAACGACGAGACAGTATCAATCATCGTTCAACGGTTAATCCTTGACGTAACAACCGCATCAACCGGAGCCTGTACCCTTGATTGTGGTACTACCGCAGCCTCGGCTACTACCAAGATAGACAACCTCATTGACGGGTTAGATGTTAACGCTGCCGCAGGGGTATTTGACAACGTAGAGGATCAAGGCACTAACGGAACTAGCAGACAAAAACTTGCTGCGGGTAAGTGGGTTACTGGTTCGGTAGCCTCCGGAGCATCGGCAGGGATTGTGGGGTTTGCATATATCCAGTACATTGTAATATAACGAATTGAATAAAAAAATAAGGCGGGGTAATAACTTACCTCGCTTTTATTGTATAAAGAGGTGAGATAATTGAAAACGCCAGCTTGGAGTAGGAAAGAGGGCAAGAGTAAATCAGGTGGTTTAAATGAAAAAGGTCGTAAGTCTTATGAAAAGGAAAACCCAGGTAGTAATCTTAAACCTCCCGTATCTAAAGAGCAAGCTAAGAAATCACCTAAGTCGGCATCAAGAAGAAAATCCTTCTGTGCTAGAATGGGAGGTATGGAAGGGCCTATGAAAGATGAAAAAGGCAGACCTACAAGAAAGGCTTTGTCCTTACGTAAATGGGATTGTTAAAGGGTGGTGTATTAATTGACATTGACAGAAATTTTAGCAGATGCTGATACGTTCGTGTTTAACAGTATTACCGCCGCCACAAAGGTTCGTTGGCTGAATCAAATATACGGTCAGATTTTAGAGGCGGTAAAGATACCTAAAATTTACGAGGTAGCGGTAACGTCAGGTACGGCGGCATACACTGTACCTGCTACGGCAGGTATGAAAGCCCGTAACATAGACGTATTGAAAGTTAAACAATCTGCTACAGCCACAGAGGACGATTGGAAAATGTACGAACCTAGGCTATTCGGTAGTGAGAATCGCCAAGGTAGGTACGAGTTTACTGCCGAGGATGCAGCAGATGGTACCTGCGTCATTACACTATACCCAACCCCTGCCGCTACTTTCGCCGCCACAGGAATACGGGCGAGATACTTTAGAAGTAACACTGAGGTATTCACTAATACAGCAGGTACGGACGCCTTGGCTACCACAGTTCTGCTAGGAGAGTCGCCAACTATCATTCCTGTGGAGTACCATGACCTGTTCGTGCATGGGTTATGTATGAGGCTTGCTAAGTCGAGTGACGATGGCGAGAAAGCAAATATGTATAACGCAGAGTTCAAGGATTTACTCTCGCTCATGGCCGTGAATTACAGTTTTGTGGATAACGGCGAGGCGGGGTATGCGGTTACTCCTAACGTAACGGGGTGATAAGTTGAGAAAGTTACAGCCCAAAACGACGAGATGGCTAAATAAGACTCCTGTTGACTATGCGAGTATGCAGGTGTCTAAGTCGCCGTTTCCTATATACTCAGGTTTAAACAACGGTACGCCTCCGGTACAGTTAACCGAGGGTCAATTAAGTTCTGTGGTAAACCTTTCGCCCACAGAGTTACCTTCTCTCAAAGTTATAGAAAAAGACTCAGAGTTAGGGTATACAGGTGCGGTTCAGGATGTTCGGAGTATATTCGTCATTGACCCCGACACTCATATACTTGTACTAGCAGGGACTACGCTTTACAAATGGAGCGGTACAGCGTTCTCCACAATAGCAACGGGATTCGGTTCATCCTCCTACGTTCAGTTAGCACCTATGTCCGGTAAGTATTATCTCGTAGACGGTGCTACGGAGGTGCGTGAATACAATCCTAGCACCTCTACACTAGGTGGTGCTATCTCAGGTTCGCCGGACAACTGTAATTTCATTGTGGCTCACAGGAACCGTCTGTTCGCGGCCGAGGGTAAGAACCTCAATATAAGCAACATACTCTTACCTAACGATTGGACTACCGTTGACATGACTGATATTATTGTCATAGAGGGTACGTATGGCGAGGACATTACAGGATTAGCAGTTATAGCGGATCATTTAGTCATAGCCAAGGAGAGGTCTATCAGTGAATTGTGGGGATTTACTCCCGGTGCTGATGGTGACATGGAGGTTGTAGAAATCTCCACATCCTACGGGTGTATCTCTCCAAGGTCTTTGCAGGTAATAGATGGCACAATGTATTGCTTATCTCACTTGGGTATAGTATCCTATGGGGGAGGGATGGCTCCGTATTTAATCTCTGACCCATCCGTCCAAGAATATATCAATACGTTAAACCTTTCGGTAAAGGCTAAGTTTACATCATGCACAGACGGTAGATTCTACTACCTCGCCGTAGCGACAGGATCAAGTACCACAAATAATGTGGTGATTGTTTACGATACTTATACAAAAACCTTCTGGTCGCAGGATGCAGTTTATACCGCAATGGCTAACTATAAAAATGAGTTGTTTGTGGGTAAGGCTGACGGTAAATTGTATGAGAAAGAGGTTACAGCCTTACACGGTGACGTTACATGGTCATTCGAGAAACCTATCAAGATACAGGACTTGGCGAATCGAGTAACCTTACAGCGTGTGGAGATGACTTACGAGGTGTTACACGCTGACGCTGAGATTGTGGCATCCATTAGACCTGACTTGGCAAGCGGTGACTACACGATACTAAGGACTATCACAGATCAGACCACAGATACCGCAATGGCACGTATACCTGCTGACTTCTCTAAGGTATACGACAAGGAGTGGGGCATGTTAAAGGTTAGCGGTAAAGGGTCGTGTATAGTCCACAATATTACTTTAGTTATGAGGGTGAGGTGATGATATGGCTTATAAACAGCCTTCATTAGACGAGTTAAAAGATAGGCCTATGCCTAAACCTTACCTTAAAAGTATGGCCGAGTCTAACCCTGATAATAAACTTCTACAGTTTCTTTCTATGTTCGTGCCTGATAGTACAGAAGAAGGGTTAATGGGGGTAGGCAGCCTGAGTCAAAAAGGCATGAGTAAGCTAGACGACTTATTTGAGTGGCTCATGCGAGAGTCTAAAGAAAATCTTAAACCGATTAAAGATGAGATTAGTGGTTTACTTAATGCTAACTTTAAACCACATATCAATTTACCTTACGGTTATTTAACAGCAACTAATAAGTCTTTTAGGGAGGGCTTTTTACCACAAACTAAAAATTTCATAAATACTTTAAACAGCCTACCAGAAGGTTTAGTCAATAAGGCTGACGTTGTGGCGTTAGACCCTGACGCGGCGGCAGGGTTCAATGACGGTATATTTAGAGGTGCTAGTGAGGGTAGTATAGGTAAGTCGGTTCGGGTATCTCCATTCTCAGATAACATAGAGTCTGTGCTACCTCACGAATTGACTCACGCTATGTTTGATTCAAGTAACGCTAAACAGTCTCAGGCCGTTATGGATTATCTGTCTAATTTGGGGTGGGATATTGAAAAGCAGTTTGGTAGGATGCCTGATTATAACGCACTTGCTAATAAGCATTACGAGTCAGCGGCTAAGTGGCCTACTAAGCCTACGGTGGAAACCCCTAAGTCATGGGGTAATTACGCTATGAGTCATCCTGTGGAGGACTTAGCAGAGTCAGGTGCATATGGAGTGCTTGGTCGTATCCCACAGTATGTAAATAAATACGCCAGTCAGATTGACGGTTTGTATGATAACCCTAGACGTAAGATAGTCGATTTGATGCAGGACGTATTTGGTATTGATCTAGGGGGTTGGTAGTATGCCACAAATGAAATTTCCTATACCTGAGCGTGATACAGACCTAGAGGGGTTAAAAGGTATTGTGGCGCAGTATTCCAAAACCCTCTCTTGGCTACTTGCTCACTTGGATTGGAATAACGTAAACCTTGTAGCATCCAATGGTGAGAACCCTTTTGACGGGTTCGGCATTAACCCTTTCTTTATCAGGTGCTATCCTAACAAGTGTTGGAATAGTGGTTTCGAGGGTTTTGATTCCACCACACTTAAACCGCACTATTGGTCAGCAGGTGTGGTAAGTCCTGACGCTACATTCAACGGTACGTACAGCCTTAAACTCACCAACGGTCAGGTATGTCAGCAGGAACAGGTTTCTAGTGTGGGGATGGCTGACCCTGCGTGGTGGGCTGAGTTTACGCCGTATACTCGTATAGCATTTAAGGCTAAAGGTGGCCCTGTCACGGTAAGTGTCCATAAACTATCCGACGACTCGGCACTAACACTGACTGACTCTGACGGTAATACAGGAACGTCTATAACATATGCGTCAGCGTCAGATTGGGTTGTGGGTCATAGGACATTCCAAGTAGATGCTAGCGGTACTCCCGGTAAGGTATACGTTAAATTTACGGCAGGCGGTACGGTTTATATAGACGACGTAGACATAACACCTGACTTCACAGGTAAGTGGCCTATGCTGTATCAGGACGGCCCTAAGTCCTTGGGTGCGGGTGCGGTGGCTTTTAATCCAACAACGGGAGGGGGTTTTACTGATGTGATGCAAGGAGTAACGCCTATACTCGGCCCTTATGCAGACTTAACTTTAATTTAAGTAGGTGAGTGTATTGCCAGTAGTACAGTATCAATTACCTCCGGCCGCGGTGTTAGGTAGTACAGCTACCTATGAATATATGAATAATGCAGTAGGTTACGTTAAGGATTTTTTAATCAGTACGGGAAACTTCACGCTATACAGCGATAATGACCCCGACCCTAGTGTCCTACGTGCTGTTTTATTAGATACAGCAGGTAGTTCTCACAGGTTTAGAGTTGCAGGGACTACTCTTGCGTCACCTTATGACAGTATAGCTTACAGTTTAAGGTCGGTAGACGGTACAGTATCCATAGACCTGTTAGGTAGTTACGAGCATGGCATACCGTATATGGCAGGTGCATATTTAAGGCACTACTACGGTGCAGGTTGGTACGTTATCACGCTTAGTAATGATGGTTATAGTACAGTTTTAGTGGCTAACTTTACACTATCAGACGAGAAAGTGTACTCCATGATAGATGACACAACTCAGTATTTTTACGCCTCGGATATAGACGGAATACACAATTTAATGCCTAGTACAGGGTTAGGTTTATTTGAGGGTAGTACCTACGGTATAATTCAGTGTAAATTAAAGCACCCCGTAGACGGTGTTTTGTGGGCAGACTTCCCTGTGTTGGTAGGTGCAATGGTTAATGCTACCTTATCACCTGCTAGAATATATAGTACGAGTGTAGGATATTTTCTGTCAATATCTACGTCACACGTAGTAGCATTTGAATACTAAGGAGGTGTTTCAATGGCAGTAAGTTATTTAAACGATATAAATAAACCGCTTAACCCTGGAGGCCCACAAGGTACGGTAGGGGTTAGGCAATTCCTTTCGCAGTACGGGTACAATCCAGGTAATATCGGATGGGATCAGGGTGCAGGTACATTCTCGCTGAAAGGGTCGAATGGTCAAACGTCAGCGTTCAAACCTACCTCTGTGGTAGAGGGTAGGTCGTATATGAACCCACAGGATTTAATGGGAGCGTTACAGAGTGTGGGATACGATCCAATGCAACAACGCTATAAGGACTCTCCACAGTCGCAGAGTAGTCAAATGACTGCACTACAGAATTACATGAATGAATTAAGGAACTTTAAATACGACGCTAAAAGCGACCCGAACTATACAGCAGCGAAATCAGTAGCCGAGAGAGGTATTAGGGATTCGCAGAATAAGACCATGAACCAATTGAATCGAAGGGGTATTGTTAACTCAGCATCCACAGGTGACAGGATGGCTCAGATTGACTCAGACTATAACGCTAGGCTTGCTGAAATGATACCTATGTTCATGGCTCAGGCGTTGGCACAGAAACAGCAGGACTTTAAGAATATGTATGATGTACTCGGTTTGAGTTCTAACATGGACAATCAAAACTTTGCTAACACTATGAGCATGTCTGACCGTACAGGTAACTTGTTCGGATCACCTACAATGGACAGAGAGAAACTAAACGAGCAGACGAGGCAGTTTAATACTCAGGCTGCCACAGCATTGTCAGAGTTGTTCGGTATGCAGGTTAACCCTAAGTCGTCCGGTCAAGAGTTATTCGCTCAGGTCGCAGGTAAGACGCCTATTCCACAACAGAACACTGATAATAGCCTGCTTAATAATTTGTGGAACTATATGCTAGGTAATAAGCAGACGGATAACTCTTATAAGTTAGGTAAAGAGCAGAATGATATTAGCCGTACGAACGCTAATACCTCTAAGACTGAGACTGACGCTAAGATTAAGGCAGGTTTCGGTTGGAACCAAGAGGGCGATTCTAAGTCTATGCAGGCACAGCAAGTAGCCTACGGCGAGATGATGAATGGTTATGGAAACTTGTTAAGCCAGGCTAAGACTACAAAAGAGAGAAACACGGTTATAGCAGATGCTATAAGGAACTTGAACTATCAGCGTAACGCAGGTGTACTATCCCCGACATTAGCCAATCAAGGTATCAATACCTTAGAGCAGTTGTATGATGATGGGGGTGCGGCAAAGAGTACCACAGACTCAGGTGGGGGTTTCTTTGACTTTCTCTCAAACATAGGATCAGGTAGTATGACTATTAACCCGTTTAACCATTTATCAAACATTCTCGGTGGGTTCCAAAGGTAGGTGATAAATAATGGCATATGTACCGTTTAATTTAAAGCCTATTGAGGATGAGGTAGATTATCAGCAACGGGTTCAGAATGAGATATTGAATACGCGCAAGCGTCTATCTGCTGTGGGTCAGGATGACTTAACCATGCCTCCTAAAGATGACCAGACGTTACCCAAAATTTTTGAGTATCTCTTGCGTTCTGGTCATGCCGCCACAGGGTTAGTGTCTGAGGTGCTTGCTCCCGGTATAGGCGAGACTCCCGGTGAGTTTGACCCATTACAAGCACTAAAGCGCGGTTATATGGGCGAGGAGAAGTTACGCACTAAGGACATACTCACCAATTGGGGCGTGTCGGACGAACCTTGGTTTGATAAAGAAATACTTAACGTGCGTGTTGCCCCGTCTACAGCAGGCGTAGCGGGTTTTGTGGGTGACGTACTTAACCCTCTCGACCCGTTAAACTGGTTAACTTTTGGTACGGGTAGGGCTGCGGCGGGTACAGCACAGGGTATGCCGTTGTTGAGTAAAGCGTTAGGACAGGGTACAGCAGAGCAGGTAGCGTCTCACCTCTCCCCTGAGATTGTGGGAGGACTGAAAGGTTCTACCACAGGGGATTTACTAAATAATATCATTAATAAATTCCCGTCTTTAACCGAGGATCAGGTTAATAATATACGAGGTCTTTTGAATACTGCTCAGAGTCAGGGTTTAAACCTAAAGACTAAGTTACCCACAGACAAGAAATACCTCACCGCAGGGTTACAGATACCATTAGTAAACACGAAAGTTTTACCACAAACACGAATACCCGGTACTGCCCCTGTGGTAACGTCTGTAGGCAATGCCATGAATAGGTTAGGTAAGAATAAACTCGTAGATGACTTCAAGAAGAAGTTTATGCCGGGGTACGTCTCACCTTTGGATACTAAAGACGTTTACAAAACTCTTAAAGGTTTAGAGGGTCAGCCGGGGGTAGAAGGTTCCACACTTAACGAGGCTCAGGACTTCCTACAGGGTGTGGTAAAAGGTACTGAGGACTCTATCAGGTATCAAGCAGGCGAGGGCGAGAAATACCTAAACGCTTTATTCGATGGTATGTCTAAGGACAGGCAGAGCGAGTTACTGTACCAAGTATCACCTTCGGGAGGCTTTACTAAACTATTTGATACTTACGGTAAGAGTGCCGTTGACGAGATACAGAAGTTAGGGTACTCCCCACAGGAGGCGTTAGCGGCTAAGGCTTTCCATGATTTACGAGGTACTATTGCTAAGACGTTCAATGACAATCAGATACCTATGGATGAAATGTGGTCATGGGTTCCGATGATCCTTAAACGTAAACCTAGTACCGGAGAGGGTGCGGCGATTAAATTAGCCTTTGGAGGTAAAGACTATGTACCACAGACGCTAGACAACGACTTACTTAACCTTGTGGCTAAGCACTACCCCAACATGCTACAGCGTCAGTTAACTTTCGGGGCAGGTTCACCACACGAAGTTAACTCTGTGCTACAGGGTACAGGGTACAAGCCTATAGCCGAGGATCACCTTTACAATGTAATGTCCACAGTGAACGAGAGATTTATTCGGGCTGTGGAAACTAAAAAAGCAGTTGATAAGATAATCAATCAGTATGGGTTAAAGCCGGAGGATTTACAGGCAGGGGGTATGCGTAGTCTGCCGGACGGCTACGAGGTGTTTAGGATAGCCACGGATAAGAATACAGGTAAGATAGTATTTAATCCTGTGGACGCTACCGAACACGCTACGTTTATGGGCGGCGGTAACGTCATTGACGACTCTAAGGGAAAAGTATTTTACAGAGGGGGCGTTAAAGGTCAACCCGTTGGCAGGTTGGCTGAGGAGTCTACTATAGGTAATGGAGTGTATTTAACAGACGATCCTTTAGTGGCCAAAGGTTATGCTGATATACGCGCTGGTAAAAACGGAGTAAGTGAAGTATTAGAAACACGCTTAAAAGTAAAAGAAGAAGAAATATTAGATTTATCTAAGTCAGATATATTACCAATCACCCTGAAACAGGGATGGGCTTTAGTGCTAAGAGATTTAATGAACAGCGATAAGCATTATGTTCAAGGGGCGGCACTCAAGGCTTTAGAGTCTTTAGGCAAAGATGCCCCGTTAAAGAGCATGATTGGCGGGTTTAATGCCGAGTTTACTAAGTTTCTTCAAGGTAAAGGGTATAAGGCGTTGGTTGCTAGTGAGGGCGGCGAGGGTGCAATAGGGGAACATCTAAGTTACTTGGTGTTCAACCCTAAAGATTTAAAGAAAGTTTCGGCTAAACCTGATAAACCCCTAGATACTTCCACAATGTTCGCTATGCCTAAAGACTTTGCCCGTGTGTGGCAGGACTATCAGTCGATACATTATAACGAGTCGTCGGGTGCGTTGTATAAGTTTATCACTAAGGCAACGTCACAGTTTCGTACACTCTCGTACATGGTTACGCCCGGACATATACCAAGGGACTTTGCAAGTAATATGTATAACCTGTGGTTAATGGGTATGCGTACACCTAAACATTTAGGTACGTCACACTCAGCCGCCTTGGACTTAGAGAAAAATATTATCTTCCCCACAACACTGAATAGAGATAACCCTCCCGGCGAGGGTTGGAGTTATCTTGTACGAACAGCGTCAGGTAAACTGAAAGCATCCAACGCACCTGTAGACGGTGAGTTCGAGGCATTTGTAAGGACTAATCGTGCAGGCAACGTAGAGCGTAGGTTGAATAAAACCATCACCACACCTAACGGTGATATAAGTATGTATGACGTAATCCGAGAAGCTAATAGCCGGGGCGTTATCGACACAGGTTGGTGGTCTACCGAGGGGCCAGAAACGGCAGGCATGAAAGCCATGTCTAAGTCTGAGAAGGCTAAATCATGGGTGACTACACTTAACCCACAAAAACACCCTTGGACTCAGTTTTTTGTACGTCAGACTAAGTTGACAGACAACACCTCTCGTATTATGGGCTTTGTGGATAACCTACAGAAGGGCGACGACTTAGGTACAGCTGCCACAAAGATTAAGACTTACCTGTTTGACTACTCAGAATTGACACCGTTTGAGCAGAAGGTTATGCGTAATGTCATACCTTTCTATACATGGCTTAGGAAAAATGTCCCTTTACAAATTAAGGAAAGTCTTAAACAACCAGGGAAACTCGCCACAGCAGGTAAGTATCACGAGGGTATTAGCGAGGAGATTACACCGGAGAACACTCCTAGATACTTGCAGAAACAGGCGTCTATGCTGTTACCTGGAGGTAAGTCGTACCTCACGCCTCCTATGCCATACCAAGATTTAGGCAGGCTACCTCTTAGTTTAGAGGGCATGATGGAGCAGTTATCCAATGTCAATCCCCTGTTCAGAGTTCCTGTGGAAATGGCTATCAATAAGAAGTTCTTCTCTGGCCTACCGATTGAAAACTATCCTGGTCAGGTAGCCGATAAGAATAACGGAGCCTTGGGAGAACTACTCGGACAGTCAGGCGTACCTTGGGTAGAGGACAAGCGAGGACTAAACTATATACTCGACAATATACCTTTGTACCGCAATGTAACTACAATGGCCCCTCTTGCCGATCCTCGTATATGGGGTAACTTTAATGAGGAGGTAGCCAATAGCCCTGACTTAACAAAGGACTATAACAAGTTACTCTCGTTCCTCATAGGCCCACAGTTAGCAGCGTCAGGCAGGGCTAAAGAGATTGCCACATATGAGGAAAGGGATAGACTCAGGGCAATAATTAGGTTACTGAAAGACCAAGGGATGCAGATTCCCGACGTAAGGGATTTAGAGTAAGACGGATACCGATAAAAGGATGTGGTGAATGTGGTTGACGAGGGGATGATTGGCGAGTTGAATAAGACTGTGCATGAGTTAGAAAAAATCGTTCACGGTCATGGGAGAGACATTTTGCATATGAGTGAAAAGGTAGGAGATATTGAGTCATCTATTTTGAAAATATTCGAAAAATTGGACGCCGCCTTAAAAAAACCGTCATGGGCTGTGGCTGTTATCATAACCTTCTTATCCTCACTCTCAATAGGTTTAATAGTGTATGTGTTGGGGGTGGTAGGAAAATGATTAAGTTTATGTGGGAAAGCGGCTTAGACGGTGTGGATATGTTTTTAATGGCTCTTACTGTGGTAATATTTATTTGTTACGCGGTATCATATTTCCAAGGATCAGGTGACAATAATAATTTTGCTCAGTGGTTTTTCACGCTGACTAGCGTGTTTATCGCTAAGAAGTCACCACAAAACATGAGCAGAGATGGTAAAATATAATAAATTTAAAGGAGTGTTTATTATGGGATTGTCAGCAAGTCAAATGAGAACATTACAATTAATGGCTAGAAAGAACGATATGGCGGGTATCCAAAGACTTTTACAGACTCGTTCTCAAACCACAGCTACAGCATCACGGTCAGAGGATAGGGAGCGTGAGTCTCAGGTTAGAGAAATGGAAAACGCAGCAAGAACGCAGCAGACAGAAACAGCCTCAGCAGCAGGCAGGATTAACGATAGAGCATCTTTCAGAAACTTTGCATAGGCAATAAAAATAGCCCCTTGATAAGGGGGGCTATTTTCGTTTGTCGCACAAACTGGGATTTGCGCTGACCAGTGTTAAAAAGGCTTACTTATTTTATTTTACCGTAACCAACGGTAATTCTTAGGCATGTGTTTTCATTGCAATACGTAACGCTTTGGTATATGTGGTTTTCAAGGTATCCTCGGTAACAGACCCGTCAATCAGTTCCTTAGCGATAAGGTTAGCCGAGTCGAGAATAGCGGTAACTTGCTTAACGGTAAATGTCGGTACTACCGGAACTACAGGCTCAGGAATAGGCTCAACTTTTTTCGGTGCGGGCTTGCGAGTTCTTTTGGGTTTATCTGAAACAGCCGGGGCTGGTTGTTTTTCATCCAAGTCGCTGAAATCCAGATTAATTACGTCATTACTCTTTGCATTTGCTTTAGCCATTGTGTAACATCTCCCTTAATATTTTTCATACTCTTATTATAAGGCAGACTCATCTATGTAGTCAAGTATTTTTAAAGCATCTTGTATAGAATAAATAACGCTTGCGTTGCCTCCACACTTATTAATGTCGTCTATGTTTTTCTGCTGTAACTCTGTGGCTCCGTATGCTGTGCCGATCTTAACTTCAAGCCCGACCATTTTACCTTTGTAGCAACCGAGTAAGTCAGGTATGCCTCTTTGGTACACGCCCCCATGAAACTTAGCCCACCAGCCGCCCCGCTTACGCAGAGCAGCTAGTATTTGTGTGGTAAGTTTAGCTTCTGGGCCTGCCATTAGTCTAACTCATTTTCTAAGTCGTTAAGTTCATCCTCAAGCCCTTCAAGGTCTAACTCGTCACCGTTGAGGTCGTCATCACCGTCTACGTCAAGGTCATCTGTCTCAGGCTCCGGCTCAGGTTTCGGTGCGGGCTTTTTGGTTTCCGGTTTTTTCTTATCGGTAGTTTTCTTGGTCTGCGGCTTTTTCGGCGGCGGTGTTTCCTCAATCTCAGGCTCGTCGTCGAGTTCGTCTACCTCGTCGAGTTCCGGTTCATCCTCCGGCTCATCGTCCTCTACGCCGACTTTAACCCATTTACCGTCGGACGTTTTCTTAACAGCGAATGTGGATACCACAGAGGATTTCTTGGCCTTAGTACCATCGTTCTTGGTGTACTCCTCGTCATCAATGGTACACCCGATGAACTTACCCACAACTTTATCAAGGTCGATCTTGACCTTATTCTTAGGTACAGCGTAACCTGTGGAAATCAGGAAGTTGTAGAGATTCCACAGTGCTGCCGGTTTCAGTGAGGTTATTTCAAAGATGGTAGCACCTTTAGCGTCACCGTTTACACCAGAAAGTTTCCAGTTAAGGTAATCCCCGCCGCCCTCTTTCTTGGACTTTTTCTGCTCAACGCCGGTAATCTTGAAGATGTAGTCTCCGGCAGGTATGCGTGAACCGCCGCCCTCTTGTACTCCTGTGAAGTTTATTTCTACTATTTTAGCCATGTTAATTTATCCCCTCTCATTTAATTATTATAATCAGCGTGTACTTTCTAACTTAATACCTAAATCCTCTAATGCCTGCAAAACAGCCCTAACCGTTACGCGGTCATAGTCCTTTATATTCTCCTCTAACCACTCGTAAGGGATCATGTCAGAGTGGCATTTACTACAAATAGAACCGTCCTCGTGGTATGAGGGGGCATGAAAGCCCTGTACATCTTTTTCCCTCATCCAGGCATCATGTACTTTTTCGGATAGTCTCTCTACTAAACCTTTCACCGCCTACAACGTCCTCCTTATTTATTGTAGTTTTCATTAATCTTTTTCAAAATCTTGGGTATGCTAGGCTGTAGAATCTCTTTGCCTAAGCATCCAGTACAGTCCTTAGTCATGTACTCTGCGTGTGGTGCTACGTACAGTGACGGTACAGTTAACTCCTTACCCTTGCTTACAACGTCTTTGTAGTACATTCTACCGACGATGTTTACTGACGACTCAAGCATCCTTTGGACAGACGGTATAACGTCAGGGCGGTACAGTTCGTTCTTCTCGTCCGGCCCTCTTTCAAGTGCTAGGAACACTACATCCATTACATCTTGCAGGTTACGGAAATTCATAATCCATGTGGTAAGATAGTCACCGACCTCGCCGTAATCTCGCTGTGAGGTAAGTATCTTGTTCTTTGTGGCATTGAGTTTACAGTTTTCGGCTACCACAAAGCGCTGTAACATTTTCTGCATACTCGATACTCCGTCTATGACCAGTGTATCGAAGTTTTTATGCCCCCCGTTACGCAAGTACCAGAATACTTTCTCAAGGTCGTCAGGTACTTTGCGTATGTTTATTACCTTTGCGCCCATGCCTCGGATAGAGATAGGTTTTTGTTCACCGCAGTTTACCACAAGGCACTTAGAGCCTGTAGCACCGAATCGTGTTTTGCCTATACCGGATACACCATACACGACTACGGATAGATGAACCGGCTGATTGTCTACCTCTTGTATCAGACACTCTATCTCAGACGGGTCGAAGTTGTCAGGCTGCGGGGTTAGTTCCACAAAATCTTTAGACATTCAGTTTCACCCTCTCTATTGTTAGCTGTATGTCATAGCCTTGGTTAAGGTACAGGTTAACGGCTTTTTGTATTTCATTTGATAGTAACTCCGGCCTGTCAATATCTAATAACTTCCTGTTTAACTTCCCTTCACTGTTACGTAAGTCTATTATCAACCTAAATTTAATACATTTCATACTTTGAACACCTCCTTATTCTTATCCTTCTTAGTTTGGTACTGTTGTTTAATCATAAAGGTTGTGTCAGCACCTTGAATTTCTGCCATGCACAGGGGTTGGTAGTCACAGTCCCATGAGCAGTTTTTGTTTAACGTGCGTGTTATGGGACGCTTGCTGTTACAGTCTAGGATTGTGGCAACCGCCTCACGTAACGTCATCTTGAGTAAGTTAACGGGACGGTCTAGGCGTTTCCTGACGTAGAACTGAGCGGTGGTAACTTTGGCTCGCTCAATGTGATCCTTGTAGTCGTCAGGGTCAAGGCCGTTATCGTGTATGACTTTCATTAGTGTGGGTATGTCGGTGTCAATCTTAGCCTTGCTGATTGTACCGTCTTTGTTAACGCTAGGTACTGTGGGCGGCTTAGTGCGTATGTAGTTAAGTATTGATCCCGCCACACGGTCTTTACCATATTTGAGCGTTGCTACCCAATAGTAGAGTGATGTTTGTGGGTCTATGCTTAGGTAGTCGTCATCCGGTATGTTCTTAGTAAACTTGTGGTCAACTACCCATATCATGCCGTTACTATCCTCCACAATTAAGTCAATGACTCCCGCGTACCCTACCTTGTCAGTGAGTTTGGCTAGGAACGATACCTCAGTCTCTAGTACGTTCCATGACTCGTTCTGCCAGTGGTAGTCGTAACCTGTGAGGAGTCTGTAAGCCGTTTCCGGCAGGTTACCATACTCTTGTTGTTGCTCCTCGCTTAAACTACCCCACTCGTTTTCATTATAACAGTTTAACTTATCGTACCAATCATCACCGTTATAGTGAGCCTCTAGTAAGCTGTGGCCTAGCACTCCAAGTGTTAACGGCATACTCGGTATTTTCTTTTCGAGTTTTTGTTTGTAGCAATAATCGTGCATCTTAGGGCAACGTCTACGGCATGTCATTTCTGAGTATGTGCCGACCATTAGACCGTGTTTCTTAAACTCGTCTGGTGACGGTTTGTTACCGAAGTAGAGTATCCTGCTCAAGCCTCCCACCCCCTTATCTCTTTTTCTTTGTGTTTAACTCTAACCTCCAGTCAGGGTTGAAGTAGTTGTTTCTCCACACTTGCAGTAACCTGTCTATCGGTAATCTCTT